AATAAACATGTAACTGAGAAAATTCATGCTTATGAATTTATTAAAAGACTTATTATTCATATCTATGATAAATATTTTAATGTTGTTCGATATTACGGTCTTTATGCTAAAGAACATAAACAAGCCAATAAATTTAATTATATGCTTAAACCTCATGTTGCTGAATTTCGAAAACAACTTAAAAATTGGCGTTGCCGTATTGAACTCTATTTTAAGCAAGACCCTCTTAAATGTTCTTGTGGTCACACTTTTCACTTTGACTATCTTGTATTAAAGTCGTATAATACTTCTTAAGGGGTGATTACTTTGAAAATTAAAAGACCAACTTATACGGAATTTATTTGTACTAATTGCAAATGCCATGAAAAAATTCCTACTAAAATTGTTTTACAAATGGATATGATAGATCCTGGTGACCCTATTTATCCTCCTATGTTTGATTGTGAAAAGTGTGGCTTTCCAATGAAGCCTGTATATTTCATTGGTTATACTGGTATTGAATATAAATACGATGGTAATTAATTTCTTTTACATATTTTTCCATTTAGCCTTATTTTAATAAGGCTTTTTGTCGTTTCCTTTATCTTTTTTTATTGTATATACAAAATCTTCGATTTTTCCTATACAACAAAAAAATAAACAGATTTCTCTGTTTTAATTATTATCTTTTAACAAAAAGCATTAGGCTTTCGCCCATTGCTTTTTTTATTTGGTTATAATGTTTCTAGCTTGGCAACTTTCTTTATATGCTCTTTTTAGCGTTTCTGTGCTTATTTTAAAGTCTTTGTAGCCTTCATTTATTACATTGTAGTAGTAGTAATTTGGTGGTGCTATATTACCTCTATTCATTATATATACCATACCTTCTATTTCTTTTCCTTCTATTTCTATTGTTACATTTTCTTTTCTATACATGTGTGGAAAGCCTTCATATCTGTCTAGTGCTTTTTCGCATTCTTCTGTTATTTTCCATACTGCTATTGGTACTTCATCTCCTGTGCTTTTTATTACATCTGCTACCCCTCTGAATACTAGTTTATAATTTTTTAGTATTCCTTTTCCTATAGGTGTTGCTTTTGGACATCTTATTTTCATTTGTTTTATATTCATATTACTTCCATATGCTATGTATATCATTTCTTTTTTCATGATACCTTCGCCTCCTTTTTATTCTTTTTATATTTTGGATTACTATATCCATATCTCCAAGCTGCACATCCATCTAGGTGTTTGTATAGGTGTTCCCTATAGTTCTTATATTCTTCTCCTATGAATCCTATTCTATTTAAGTATATTCTCATTGCGAATTTCTCGTTTTCTTCTTGTGTCTTTCTACATGTAGCTTTTCTCTGTGTTAGTGCTTGATTGTTTATTGCTAGTGCTAGTAGTATGTATGCTTTAATTTTTCCTGCGTGTAGTGTTGAATTGAATCCTCTTAATTCTACTGTTCCGTTTCCGTTGAAGAAACTATGTAGGTTTAGGAAGTGGTATCTACTTTCATCATAATGTGTATGGAATCCTGCATTTCGTTCGTTATACCATATATCCTTTATTTTTTGCATTGTCGTTGGTTTCTTTTTCTTTAGTTCTATTACCAGTCTTTCATCCATTTTTTTGCACCATCTCATTCTTCCTGGTTTTATCTGTAGTGCTTTGTATAGTAGGTCATTTTTGCTTGCTATTATGTTTATATAATTTTTTATGCTTTGTACTGTTTGGTTTGTTCCATTTAGATGTATATGTATTCCACAACTATCGTTTGTCTTTCCTCCTGCTGCTCTTAATGCTCTCGCTATGTATCGTACAGTATCTATATCTGTTTCTGTTAATATTGGGCTTACTACTTCTACTGCATATGTAGAATTTACTGTTCCTCTGGTCGCTTCCCTTCTTATACTTGCATCGCTTACTACCTTCCATACTCTACCATCTTCGGCAAATATTTTTCTTGTATCGTATCCCTCTCGTGCGGCATGTTCTATTCTTCCTCCTACTACTGTTTGTATAACTTCTGCCGCTTTTGCTCTTGTAATTCCTGTTAGTTCGATTTCTATACCGAATTGTCCAGTCAACATAACACTCACCTCCTAAACAAACAATACCACATAACTTGCATAATATCCAGCTTTTACGCACACTTTTTCAAACAAATTTTTGTATCGTATTTTCGTTGATTTTTCTAGACTTTGAGGCATAAAAAAAGAGGATAATTCCTCTACTTATAACGCCTGTGGTGTACCTTTAGTGATACTATCTGTTCTAGTAGTGGTATTATCCTTTTTTTATTATTTCAAGTAAGAATTTGCCATATATCCTGATTTTCCATTAACTATAACTGCATCCCAATTGTATCCATCTGCATTACCTACATTTTCTGCAGTAATTGTAACTTTAGTTCCTTTTGGATACGCTGCTAGGTATTTAGATCCTTTTCTTGCTTCACTTCTTAATACTAAACCATTATTAGCAGTTACTGTCTTTGTTTTGGTATTTGCAGTTGGAATTTGGAATACTTGTCCTGGTTTTATCAAATTTTTATTACTTCCTATTATACCTTTATTCAATTCATATATTGCATCTACTGTTGTTCCAAACTTTTTAGCAATTTTAGTTAGATTATCTCCTGCAACTACAGTATATGTTGTTTCTGTTGAATTATTTGCTGGTTTTGTTTTATTTGTAGTTGGTTTACTATCTCCTGTCATACAAGAGTCATATTGTGTTAAATTATATTGATTTACAATGCTCATGACATTTTTGATGTATGTAGGGCTTGTAGCATATCCTCCATTTTTAATAGCTGTAATACTTTTTTCTGCGTTTGTTTCATTTACTGCACCTGCATATCTGCTTAAGCCTGTAATCAAATCATAATAATCTGCTACTGATTCTGCTACTGAATCATAGGCTCTAAAACAAGCAGTTATATTGGTATATGTACTTCCATCATAGCATTCAGATGTTTTTGCATTGAACACTTTTCCTTTCCATGAACTAGTAGCTTTAATTCCAAAATAAGCATTTGCCTTTGTCATTAATGCAGATGTTCCCCATCCTGTTTCTAAAGCAGCTTGTGCAATACAGATACTTGGTAATACCTTTTTTGTTCTTTTATTACATTCTGCTATTGCTAATGCTGATAATTTTTTTATAAAATTATTTACTTGTGTTTTTGTAGCCATTTCTTTTTTACCTCCAATAATTTATTTTGGAGTAGGCTCTCTGTTCTTTTTCTGTTTAATTTGTTTTGAATCTATCATATAGCTCTTTTAATGTATCAAATCCATACATCGAAACATATGAAACTACAAAAGATGATATAAATGCTGCAAAAACATAATACCAAGTTATTGCAATTCCAGAGTATGAAGTATAGGCTAAATATCCTATTACGCACACTAGCATTGATACAATAATTACCACTAACTGTGTTGGCACTTTTTCTAATAGTTTAATATTTTTTATCACTTCTATTATTACTGTAACTATAAATGCTAACCCTCCTATTAGTGCTAAAATTTTAGATGCATTTAAAATCAAAGTATCCATTTTTCCACCCCCATTCTAATCATGACTTGCTTTTAATAAATAGTTATCTATATCTTTTATGGCCTCTGTGACAGGACCATTGCAGCCCTGTTCTTTTAGCCCTTTTAAACATGCTTGTATACTTTTTATCAGCAATAAATTTTCTTTTTTATTTATAGCCGATTCTTTTTGAAGTATTTCTATATTATTTTTATGTTCTTCTACTATTTTTTCGAGTTTTCGGAATCTATCTTCTATACACTTTTTATAAATTTTATATATCGTAAAACATGGTGTTAGTATTGCCATTACGATTCCTAGTCCTGCACCAATTTGTTCAAGAGTAAGATTTCCCATCTTTTTCCTCCTATTCTTCCGTTCCAGTTTCAGGCTCTGTTACATCTCCTGTTTCTGGATCATCTCCTGTTTCTGTTCCATCTCCTGTTTCAGTTCCATCCCCAGTTTCTGTTCCATCCCCAGTTTCTGTTCCATCTCCAGATTCTGTTCCATCTCCTGTTTCATTGTTTGCTAATTGTTCATCTATATATTGTTTTAGCATTGTTTCTAAATCTAATCTTATATTCTCAATTTCTTCTGGTGTAAAATAGTCAGTTCCTTTTACTGGTGTATATCCTGCTTCTCCTTGCTCGCCTTTTTCTCCTTTAAGATTTACTATTTCTGGATTTTCTAGTCCTGCATCGTTACTCCATGATAAGTTCCCTAACTCATCTATAGTTGGTATGAATATTCCTCCTGGCTCTCCTTTTTCTCCTTGCTCGCCTTTTATATTTACTGTTTCTGGATTTTCTAATTCTGCATCATTACTCCAAGATATATTTCCTTCTTCATCTATAGTCGGAACAAACACCGTTCCAGTATCTCCTTTTGGTCCTGTTATATCTTGTATGGATATTATTTGTACCCATTCTTGTTCTGGATATCTGTAGCATAGGTATCCTTCTATAATTGCGAATTCAACATCTGCTCCATCTTGGCCGCTTATCTCCTTTATCTCCTTTGTCGCCTTTTAAAATTGGAAAAGGTATATAATTACCTTGTCCATCTGGTATATATATTTTAGCCATTGTTTTTCCCTCCTAATATGCTCTTAATTGTTCTACTTTAGCGATTATTCTATCTCCAAAATTGCTTATGCTTAAAATTACTTGGCTATCAGTTTGTAAATAAAATTCGCCTATATAATAACCATCTGTAAAATTAATATTTTCGCCCTGTATAAATGTATATCTATCTGGTATTGATGATGGTGTCTTAAAAAGAACTTTACAATTAAAATCATCTGGAATATCTTCTGGTAATATCAGAGTTAATCCTATTCCTGTTTCTGGATCCGCTTCTAGTATTCCTCTACGATATTCATAATTATTTTCTAGGTTTATTACATTTCCATCTCCAGAGTTAATCATTCTCCTATTTAACACAACATAAGTTTCACTATCATATGTTTCACTTGGATTTACCCACACAACATTCCTATCTTCTGGCTCATCTTCACTCACAACTATTCCTGCAAGACCTTTTTCTCCTGTTGCACCTGTTGGTCCACTTAAATCTACAACAAATTCCCATCCATTTTCAGTCATTTTATATAATTGACCATTTTCTGGATTTTCTATATCATTTGAAATAATTGCATATGTATCTCCTGCAATATCTTGATAATTTTCTACTAAATCTTGAACACTTGTCGCTATTACCTCTATTGCAAATGGCTCGCCTTTTTCTCCTTTTTCGCCTTCTGGACCACGAGGGCCAACGAGTCTTTCTAATTGTTCCTCTGTAAAATCTCCATAAACAAAAGCATCCCCTTTTATTGTAGGGAATGGTACAAAAGGTCCTCCTGGATATAATCTAATTTTTATATTTGCCATTGCAGTTTCCTCCTATCCTTTATATGTTCCTGTGACACCCATAATGGTCACACCTTTTTTTATATTTTCTGCAATTAAATTTGCATCTCCATTTATTTGAATACCTGAATAATACCCTGCAGAATAATTTTGTGTAACTGGCATAGGATTTACAGTCAATTTACCTCTATTAGACATTGTTCCTTTAACCCTTTCTGCTGTATTTCCAACAAAAGTTTTTCCGCTTACAACATCTGATGGTGCTGCAGTATAAAGGCTAGTTGGTGTTTTAGGCAGATATTCTACCCCCATCACTTTTACACCTTTTAATATTGGATCCTTATGTTGTAATATTCCTCTAATATAAGTAGTAGATGAAAATTGCAGAAAAAATCTTTGATTTGCAGATATTCCTGTATTGCATGAGCCTGCAGTCCACGATATTCTTAAAAGTCTTGTCCAAGTAGATGAGTTATAATTTACTGCATAACAACACAAATACCCACTTGAATCTACTACATAGTAGAAATATCCATCATCTGAAAACCATCCACCATATTTTATCGAACTTGGTAATCCTGATATACTTCTCAATGATTTAAAACTTATTGAACTTGTTCCTACTGTTACTTGATATAGTGTACTTCCTTTTATTGCATAAGTTCCTTGTTTATTTATTACATAGTTGTATGCTTCTTCTGATCCACTATAACTTCTTGTAGGTACATAGTTCGCATTTAACATCATTATGCATGATGAGCCATTTCCCCAAGCATATGCATCTGGACACGGAATAACAAGTAATTTATCATTGGCTGCAAAATAACATCCCCATAAACCTTGAGCAAAACCTGGACACGATGTATATAATTGTGATATCGTTCCTGCAGATGGATTTATTTTTACAATGTGAATATTTTCTCCAAATCCTGCATCATCTGCAGCTAGTGCTGCAACACATGGATTTTTATCTGCTGGTGCCATTACATCTCCGTATCTATATCCTGATGATCCACTATAATATTTGTGAATGTATGTACCTTTTGTAATATTTTCATCTGTGTAACCAAGTTCTTCTGTTGCTCTATTCCAAGTTATTCCTATAATATATTTGTTGTTATATCCTGAATGATTAAGCCATAAAATACATACATCTGGATTTCCACCTACACCATAATGTCCAAACACTGGAGCTCTTAACCAAGGGCCACCAGTATCTATTCCAAGTTCGCTATAATTCTTTTCTATTATTTTAGTCAATGAACTTATGTTAGTTCCATCTGCATTCCAATTTGCTCTATATATTTGTAGTCCTTTAACACTATTATAGTTTGAAGAAAATGCTATATATTTTCCATCGGTTGTTACTGCTGGTACATATGAAGTTGATGTAGAATATGATTTATTTACAGATAGAGAACTCTTGCTTGACACACTTTCAGTTGTTGGCTCATATAAATATTCTGGAGTTATTGTTGGTACAACATAGTTTGGGCCTTGTATTTGGTCTATCTTTTCTGGATACATACTTAATGGATCATCTTCGAATACACTTACCTCTTGGTTAACTATTGCTTGTCTAATTTTTTCTTTTGATTCTCTTACCTTATTTATTTTTGGAACTAATTGTTCTGTATAACTCATTGCACATCCTCCCCATTAATATCCTGTAATATTTGATTTAGGCTTTCTATTAGTTCTTTTATATCTACTGCTAGTGCATCTTCTGTTGTATCTATCCACACTAATATTTCTGGATCTGTTGGCTCTGTTTCTCCAACAGCAATTCCAGATATTCCACGCACACCCTGTGGGCCTATTAAATCATCTAGACATACAATGTTCTTCCAAGCATCATCCTCTTCATCTGTAAGTTTCCATTGTATATGATTTTCTGCATTTCTTATTAAAACTTCTGCTCCATCAAAATATCCTGCATCTAATTTTCTCAAATGGTCTGCTATAAGTTCTTGCATTTCTTTTTTTAATTGGTTATTGTCTGATATTACTTGTAATAATGCATTGACTTCTTCTTCTGGTGGCATTTCTGCTTGTATTGCTTCTATAATTGGTATATTTTCTACCATTTCCACCGTAGTCAATATTCTATTATCTGTACCTATTAATGATACTGATAATTTCATTTCTCCTGGAACATAAGTTACATTGTTTGTTATTAGTATTTGGGCTCTGTTATCTGATATTACTAGTGGATATTCAAATTCATTACCTTCATAATGCTTTATTCTTAACATTAGAGAATTTCCTAGTGCCATTTCATTTAGAATATTAAATACAAATAAATTTGTTTTATTATCGTATTGTACTAATTGCACCGCTTCTCTAGGTTTCAATGTTCCTTTTTCAAAGTCTACATCGAATATATTAGTTTTCATTATTAGTTCCGCCATCTTCTTCAGTTTCCTCCTTATTTAACTTATTTCCATTAACATATATGTCGCCTATAACTTTCAAATCTCCTGTTATTTCGATTTCTCCATTTACTGCTGTTATTCTATTTAGGTATATTTGGTCAAATGTTATTTTCCCTGTTTCTAGGTCAATACTAAAAGTTGAACGAGTATCTTTTAGTATTCCCCTCGCTATCAAATCTGCTCTTATTAAACCTGTTGTTATTAAACTTGCATTTATACTTCCTTTTGTTATTAGGTCTGCATTGATTTCTCCTTTAGTAATTAAATCTGCATTGATTTCTCCATCAGTTATTAAATTTGCATTGATAATTCCTTCTGTAATTAAACTTGCGTTGATTCCTGCTCCAATAAGTTTTGGATCTATTGTTCCTGATTTTATGAAATCTGCATTGACTTCTCCTTCTTGACTCATTACTGTTTCGTATGGTCCATCTACTCCATTGCTACTATAGGTTAAGCCTAATTTGCTCCATTTATATATTTTTCTTGCAGCATTTAGGCTACTACTATCCATTACATATAGTGCTTCTTTTGTTTTATACACATATCCTGCAAGTGCTGCATTCACTTGTTCCTCTATTTGGTAATTAACTTGTTCTGTAGAACTTTGTGCTGCTTGCTCTACTATGCTTGGTAATACTACATTTTGCATATTAGCTTCACTTTTTATAATCTGTGTAATATAATTTGATTTTACATATCCCATTTCGAATTCTACAAAGCGACCTAATAGGACATCATAATTAGTTTTATATACTCTTTGTGTAATATTTATTTCTAAATGAGGAACATATACTGTTGTATAATCTCCTATATTTAATTTTTCTAATTCTTTATATTGTTCATATTCTTTTGTATTGGCTAACTCTATAAAATTTACTGTAGTAGTAATTGTTGGTTTATCAATTTCATTTTCAAATTCTTCTTGTACTCTATTTCTCATCGCTTCATATAATTCTGTTGTAGTAGCATATCCATCTCCATCTTCTCCTGCTAGTTTTAAATCAGAATATTCAATTATTCTAATTATTGGATGTGGATATAAATCTATATTAGGGCTATCAATATATCTTTCTGGCAATAAAGTTCCATCGTATGCCTTTGGCATTATTCTAGTTCCTACTGTAGTTCTGTCTATTTGAAACTGAATTCCTGTAAGATTTTTTGCATATCTTATTTGCATGCCATTTGCTACACCTCTTTTATTTACCATTGTTATGTTATAATTATCTCTAATAATTTCGCCACCCCATCTGTTAATGAACGAATTGCTATCTTCTCCTATTAGTGCCTCTACTAAATTCTTTCTTACATATCTAGCAGTTGATGTTTCAACAATATTACTATAGCCTATAAAATTATGTTCATATTGTGCATGACTTAATATGTAATTTATAACAGTTTCTCCTGTCTGTGATTTCGGATATATATCTTCTAATAAATTGTCATTCAAATCATAAAATATATGTGTTGCATACACTTCAATATTATCTAGTCTTTTATTAACATTCTTGATTCTAAAGGCTTGTCTATTTCCATATCCTACCTCTGTTACTATAATATTATCCTCTATTAAGTATTGATATAAATATCCACCTACTGGATATGTAATATTTATATTAAATTCTCCATTCAAAACTTCACATACTTTTGCCGACACGCAATCTCTTAAAATTCCTAGTCCGTTATTATTGAAGTTCTTTGTTCTCGAATCATGTAAGGTAATCATATTTTTTCCTTCCTATATGTACATCTTTTGATATACAATTTCTAATTCTGTATAATTACCAAATATACTTATGGTATTTTCTCCTGGTTTTAATTCAAAAAAAGAGCCATACACTCTATTGTTGGCACTTATATTATCTTTATATGCTACTTGTAATTCGCAGTCTAATTCTACATATTCATCTGGTGTTATTACCATCGTTCTATCATTTATTGTCAATGATATTTCTCCCCAGCCTGATACTTTTATATATGGATACATATTTGTATTAGCATTTGGTATGTAAAATTCATGCGTTATTCCTGTTAGGTATTTCTTTCTATATTTTTCTTTACCATAGGCAAATGGCTGTAATTCTAATTGTAATATGAATTGTCTACTTATTCTAAATACTCTTTCTAATGGTATTGAGTTCACAATTCTAGCCTTGTAATATCTATCTATTTCATCACTAAAAGTTATCGTTCCAAATGGCTCTAGCCAACTGGTAATTTTGTGAGGATCAACACCTCTTTTTAATGTACATTTAAGGGATATTGAATTTGATTCATATACCCCCTCATCTATACACAAAGTTCCGTTTCTACCTGGAATTGTTAATGTTTCCATTCTTCTTTTTGGTCTAGTGATAGGAGGTAAACTTTCTAGTATTACCCCCATATCTCTGGAATTCTTACCATTATATATAAAATATGCCATTATACAGTTCCTCCTTTTGCAGTTAATTGTTTCTGTCTATAGAATTCAATTTCTTCTACAAGTCTTTCTATATCCTGTTCTCTTTCATTTACGAATTTATCAATATGTAATGTAAAATTACTATTATTCGTTGTTGTATTGTTATTAGTTGTATTGCTTCCTAGTGTTCCTGCTGACTTACTATTTAATGATTGTAATCCTATATCTACTTTTGATGATAACTCTGGTGCAGATAATAAAGATGCCATTTTGTCTTTTAATGCCTGTGATTTGTTATCTATACCATCCATAAAACCTGCTATCATATTCTCGCCCCATTCTATAATGTGACGACCTTCTCCTTCTTTTGCTGGAGAGTGGAATCCTAGAAATGATGCTACTGAATTTATAACATTTGAAACTGCATTTTTTACATTTTGAATCATTGATTTAATTCCATCTATAAAGCCTTGTATTAAGTTTTTACCCCAGTTTTTAGCCGAATTTATTATTTCATTAAACTTATTGAATATTGCATTTTTAATTTCTGTAACTTTATTAGATACACTACTTTTTAAGTTATTCCATGCGTTAATCGTATTAGTTTTGATATTATTCCATGCATTTGACACGCTATTTATAATTGGTGATAACTTATTTCCTACTGTATTTTTTACATTTTCCCATGCATTTGTTGTATTAGTCTTAATATTATTCCATGCATTTGTTGTTGCAGTTTTAACTTCATTCCATTTCGAACTTACTGCGGTTTTTATATTATTTGCTACATTACTTACAGATGTTTTCACATTATTCCAAGCATTTGAGGTTGTAGTTTTCACATTTTCCCAAGCACTTGATGTTGCTGTTTTTATTTCATTCCATTTTGTATTTATACCATTTTTTACATTTTCTACTGTTGTACTTACTTTAGTTTTTATATTATCCCATGTGGTACTTATTGTAGTTTTTACATTATTCCAAGTTTCTGCAGTTTTAGTTTTTATTTCTGACCATTTGCTTGTAATAAAGTTAGTCATATCTTCATAGTAATAATTATGGTTATACATCCATTCGTGAGCACCTACAACTTTGTTTTTAATGTTATCCCAAACATTGCTTGTATTATTTTTTATCTCTGACCATTTATTTTGAATTCCATCTTTAATGTTAGTTACTAAATTTCCTGTATTGGTTTTTATATTTTCCCACGCTGTTCCAATTCCCTCTTTTACTTGATTTACTTTAGTTGAACAAGTTTCTTTTATATTGTTCCAAGTATTTGATATTCCTGTCTTTATATTTCCCCATACTTCGCTGCCTTTATCTTTTATAGCATTCCAGCCTTTACTCCAAGAATCTTTTATTTTATTGATTCCATCTCCAAACCAATTCTTTATATTATTCCAAGCTCCAGATATTACATTTCCTATATTTGAAACTGTTTCGCCTATATTCATTATTGCATTTATGAAATCTGCAATCCATTTTATTACTGTAGATAATACTGTAATTATTGGTTTTAAGGCTATTTCTACTATTTTTATCAATATTTCTATTACTGGTGTAAGAATTTTGACAAGAATAGATATTATGTCTATTATCGGTTTTAGTGCTTGTAACAGTACATTTATCAATAATTCTACTACTGGTGCTAATGCGGATATCAAATCGCCTATTACTTGTATTATTGGTTTAAGGGCATCAAATAATACTTTTACTAAATTTATAACAGGTTTGAGAGCATCTAAAACCACACTCAAAATGTCCATCAGTACCATTATCACATCAACTAGTACATTGCCAACTAATTCTATTAAAGGTTGGATGGCTTCCCACAATTCTGCAAGTAATTCCATAACCATATCTAATATCGGTTGGATAATTCCCCAAAGTTTCTGTACTACTTGCATTATCTTATCAATTGCTGCGTGAACTTTTTCTTTAAATTCATCATTTGTTTTGTATAAATGTACTAATGCGGCCACTAATGCTGTTATACCAACAATTACTAATCCTACTGGTCCAGAAATCGCACTCATAATTGATGAAAATGCTTTGGCTATCCCACCTGCATTTCCAATTGCTGTTGATAATTTTCCTGCTACTGAAACAATGCTTCCTATTGAAGATACTACTTTTCCTATTACTCCTAATGCTGGACCTAGTGCTGCTATAAAAGCAATAAAACCTAATTTACTTTTTTTACTTTCTTCATCTAGGTTTTTAAAATTTGTTGCCCATTCCTTTATACTAGCAACTATTGGTTTTAGCATTTCTACTAAATCAATTATTACTGGTAATAGTGCTTGTCCCAATTCTATCGACACATCTTTTAGCGAGTTCTTCAACATGGCTAATTGACTTTCTGTGGTTGCATATCTCTGTCCTGCTTCTTTTGAAAGTGCGTTGTTTTCATTCCATGAACTATTTGCCATATCAATTGCACCAGTCATTAAGCCTTCTGCGTTTGCTAATGATAATATTGTATTTGATAGCCTTACTTCTGTTAAGCCCATTTCTTCCAATATTACAATTGCAGATTTTCCATTTCTTTCTGTATCATTTAATCCTTCTATAAATGCAGACAAGGCTCCTACCGAATCTTCTTGAAATGCTTTTTTGAATTGTGCTGCTGACATTCCTGCTACAGAGGCAAAGTCATTTAATTCTGAATTACCTGTTTCTACTGCTACTTGTATTTGTTTCAATAGTTTGCTCATTGCAGATCCACCTGCTTGAGCTTCTATTCCTACCGAACTCATAGATGTAGCAAGTGCCATTATTTGTGGCTCTGTTAGTCCTGCTAATTCCCCTGTTGCTGCAAGTCTAGTTGCCATTTCCACAATATCTGCTTCTGTCGTAGCAAAGTTATTTCCAAGTGCTACAATTACAGAGCCTAGATTACTGTAGTTTTCTGCACTCATATTGGTTATATTTGCAAATTTAGCTAGCGATGTTGCCGCTTCTGTCGCTGACAAATTAGTAGATTCTCCGCAAGTCAATCATTACTTTTGTAAATTCTAGTATATCTTTAGTCTTTATTCCTAATTGTCCAGCCGCTTCTGCTACACCTGCTATTTCTGTTGCACTCGCAGGTAGTTCTGTAGACATTTGTCTTATGCCTTTTTCTAATTCTGCAAATTCTTCTTCAGTCGCATCTACTGTTTTTCTTACCCCTGCAAAAGCACTTTCAAAATCTATTGCTGCTTTTGTTGATACTGTTCCTAATCCTACAATTGGAGTAGTTACATATCTTGTTAATGTACTTCCTACACTTGAAATTGTAGTTCCTACTGATTTTATCTTACTTCCTACTGTAGTTAATGTTGTTCCTAACGCTTTCCATTCTGCAACATGACCTTTTATATCAGAGTTTAAGTTTTCTAATTGTCTTTCCATTTCATTTAATGTTGCTGTTGCATTATTTAATTGTACTTTTAATTTTTGCGTTGCAGTTGCATCCTCGCCTTTTGCTTGGACAGATGCTTCATATTGTTTTGTTAATAACTCTACTTTTGCTTTTTGATTTGTTATTGTTTGACTTAAATTTTCAGCTTTAATTTTTAGGCTTTCTGTGGTATTTCCAAAATTCGACATAGTAGACTTTGACAAATTTAGTTCTGACTTTAATGTTTTCAAATTGTTATTTACTTTTGTTATTCCTTCTTTAAGTCCACTAGAATCAAATGCGATTTCTATACCAAGTTTTGCCAAAGTTTCTTCTACTGCCATTCTTATTCACTCCTAATTGAATATTTCATCAATATACCCTAGTGAATCATCCTCATCTTTTACCCCTTTACCATTTGGTTGCGAATATTTATAATGTAATTCGGCTAATATACACAACTTTTTTGGTGTCATACTCCAAAATTCATTTTCTGGAATATTCAGTATTTTTACGCCTAAATAATAGAGCCAACCGCCAATCCCAATTATTTTCTATTGGATTGGTGTTTGACTCTCTGATTCGTTTTTTTCTTCTACTTCTCCCTCATCTAATTCTGGTAATGAATTTTCTGCTGTTGCAGTTAATTTATTTGTTATTTCAACAATATTTGACATATTTATCATTTTTCCAACTTTTACTAAAGTCAATTCTTCATCTTGGCTTTTTAAGATTGCGAATAGAATTGCTCTAATTGCTTTGAACGATCCTTTTTCTAATCCATCAAGTGCCTCTGTTACATCTCCATATATTTCTTCTAATTCTGCAAACGCATTAAGGTCTAAATTTAATTCATATTCTTTTCCTTCTAAATTTATCTTATTATTTTTTGTTTTTCTCAAATCATTTGCTTTTACTTTTTTTGTAGCCATTTTTAATTCCTCCTAATATTAAAATTAGGTGGAGTTTCCTCCACCCTTTATTCTATCCCTCTGGATTTTCTAGATTTTCATCGCCATTTTCTTCTGGCTCTCCAGTTTCAGTTCCATCTCCTGACTCTGTTTCATCTCCAGTTTCAGTTCCATCTCCTGACTCTGTTCCATCTCCAGTTTCAGTTCCATCTCCTGATTCTGTTCCATCTCCAGTTTCAGTTCCATCTCCTGATTCTGTTCCATCTCCAGTTTCAGTTCCATCTCCTGATTCTGTTCCATCTCCAGTTTCAGTTCCATCTCCAGGCTCTGTTCCATCTCCAGACTCTGTTTCATTTCCAGACTCTGTTTCATTTCCACCTTCTGGATTATCTCCTGTTGTTGGATTATCCTCTGGCTCTACTACTGGTGGTAATTCTTCCTCAATTTTTTCTTTGACATCTGGTATTTCTTTAAACCAATTAGCAACTCTATTTGGATCTGAGCCTTCTGCATCCTCATCCTCCATTATTCTCCAGTTTCCGTCACAATTTCTACCATAGAAAGAGCCACTTATTGTATTTGATTGTGCTGTTGGTTTTTCTCCTATTGTTTCATATTCATCTTCTGTTATTTCAAATTTTCCTTTTAGTAACCATACATAACGATATTTTCCATTTGATTTTTTACTTCTAAAACCTAATGCAAGTTCTGGAGCAATATCATCCTTATTTTCTACAAGTATTCCATTAACTATTTTTGACCCTTGTATTAAGGCTCTAGTTTTTAATTGTAATTGATTAATTTCAATTTCTACATCACATGAATCGAAATTATTTAAGATTTCTTCTACTGAATCATCTGAATATAATTTTTCAGATGATGTTTTTGGAGAGATTTTTGCTTTAATGCTTCTCTCTAATTTTATTGGTGTAGCATATGTAACTCCTGCTACAGTATCTTCTTGAATCAATGCTACTGTTAAATTTTCTAATCCTATTTGTCTAGGCATTTTACATTCCTCCTATAAATTTATTTTTGTGAAGGAGTAGGAGGATTTCTATTTTAATTTTCTGTTTTATATTCTGGTAAATAGCATGTTATTGCTTTATGATACATTCCTGTATCTGCTTCATATAAATCTTGGCAAGTTATTTGATAAAAACCATTTTCTTTTAAGGCTTTTACTACTTTATTTTTTATTTCCGTTGGATCTTCATTTGAAAAAACATCTACTTGGAAATCGTGTCCTATAACCTCATCCACATCTTCTGATGTTAATTCGGTCTTTTCAAACACTTCAAAGTATGTAATATATTTCTTTTCAGTTCCTGTATATGTGTCAAACTCTACTGGAAACCCTGTTTTTGATAATACATCGTATATCTTTTCGTGTGGATCTAATTTCATCATTTAGTGATTTCCTTTCCGATAATATTTTTAAATATTTCTAATGATTCCATCACTTTTGCTTTGTAAGCAGGTCGCATAAAAGGTTTTTTCCCATAATGTTGACTTGACCAAGGGCCACTTGATGCACCCCATTCAATAAACTTGGCATAAAAAAATGGCGAGTTATCGCCTTTTGTAAATCCTACTATTACTCTTTTTTCTGTGCCTTTTTGTTCTACATCGCTTATTTCAATATGGTCAGCCATATGTCCATGACCACTTGTACCACCTGGTGTTTTACTTTTTCTGGCTTTTCTTTTTGCCTCTTCCTGTATTGGTTTTGCACATTGTTTCAATGCATTATCTACTACTGTATTCAGTTTGTTTGGCATTGCTTCCATTTTTGCATATAATTCTTCAAATCCATATAATCTAATATCTGTATCTACTTTTTTGCTCATATTCCAATTGCCTCACATTTTAGTTTTAATTCAATATTAGCTTCATCGACATTTTCTATTGCTTTTATGTTATATGGTCTTTTATAAAATATTCTATATTTTTCTGTATTTACCAATTGCTGCTCTAGAATTGAATTATATCTTATCGTTATTTCACTAATTCTTACAGGATTTATTTTATTCGATTCTTCGGTTTCATCTTGTATTCCAGTTTTTATACTGGCCCATACTTTTTTATAATCTTGCCATTCTTTTTTTGTAATTCCTCTACTATTTTTTTGTTCTACATATGTTTGTATCATTATTCTTTTTTTATAATTATCAGTTTTGGTCATTTTCATCACTACTTTCTGCAGTATATCGTAACTGCAATAGTAAGTTTTCAATAGAATATGGAAGTGCTTTTTTGTTTCCTATTAGTGACCTGTTTTCATACCAATGATTTACAAGTATACATTGACAAAGTTTTGCCTTTTCGGAATTCTTGTTATAATCTGTTCCACAAGCCGACTCTATATATTCATTGGCTGTTTTAATTAGTGATTCTATCAAAGCATCTTCATCATCATTATCTATTCTGCAGAACACTTTTGCATCTTTTAAAGTTATCATTCAAAGCACCTCCTATTCTTTATTTTTTATCCCTCTGGATTTTCTTCTCCTGTTTCTTCTGTACTAGTGTTTGTTGTAGTTCCATCTGTTATAGCTAGTTCTCCATAGATGTAGGCTTCATTATCAGTTTTTATAACATCATATCTTTCTAATATTCTGATAAGTGTTGCATTTTTTGTGAATCCTGCTTCTTTTGATTTTGCCACTTCATATCTTTCTCTTACAACAAATGTAATAGCTTCTTCTAGATTTCCATAGAAGATTGGTGCTTTTCCATCTTTAGATGGTAAGTCGTTATTTGAATATACATCTATTGTTAATCCTTTGAACATTTTTTGTGTTGGATTCTTTGGATCTGGTTGTAAAATTGGTCTACCATTTTCATCTACTGCATTATCTAATTCATCAAATCCATCTTGGTTTGTTACTATTACGCTTCCTGGAACAAGTGCTGGATCCAAGTCTTTATTCAATGACCTTTTTAATGCTTTCCAGTCTGCTAGTGTTTTTGCAGTTTTATCTGCTAACATTACTGCTAGGATATCTGCGTTTTCTGTTTTTACTGCTTTACGAGCAAACCATCTTCCTACATAACTCATTAACCCTGATTGTTCATCTGCTAATAAGTAATTTGATACTGGTAATATTGCACCTTTATTTTTGATGCTATATCCTTTAGTTTTGAATTTTGGTCCTTCTTCTTGTGGAATTTCTTCCATTTCATCTATATCTTGTAATAGACTCATTGTGCTATTATTTTCATACACGAATGATCCAGAGATTACAGTTGTTCTATATTCTCTTACATGTGTTCTCAATGATTTGTATTGTCTTTTGTATTCATTGATTCTAGTATTCTCATCTTGTGGTACTAAAATGCTTCCATTTGGCTCATCTGTTTCTGAATCTGCTCTTTCAATTAGAGCATTTTCTGCAGGTGTTAATCTTTTTCCCATTAAGGCTTTTAAGAATGCTTTATTTACATCTGCTTTGTTATCTGCAGTTGGCTCTGTTACAGGAGTTCCTGCATCTCCTTGAAGTTCTTCTTCCATTCTTTCTATTTCTTCGGCTTGTTTAATTTGTTCGTTAATAGCCTTCGCTTCCTCTGTTTTTGCTTTTGCTTCCTCTAATTTTCCTTCATTAGATAATTTTTTTGCATCTGCAACAAGTGCAGCAAATTTTTGTCTTAATTCTCTTAAATTCATGATAAAATCCTCCTAAAATAAATTTTTAGAAGGAGCTTTATATTTGTTCTTTTTCTGTTTTTATAAAAATTGGCTTATTGCATTTCCAACAAATCCAATTCAATTTTTAACTTTTCTAATTCGACATCATTCTGCATCTTTTTCATCTTATCCTGTATTTGTTTAACACTATTTTGTATGCAATTGGATACAGTCTTTTTTGTAAAGTCAAATGCCTTTTTCGAGTCTTCTGGATTATCTGTATATAACACTTCATCAATGAAACCAAGTTCTTTGGCTCTGTATGCATTCATCCATGTTTGTTCCTCCATCATCCTAGATAGTTCATCATTAGGCAATTTTGTTTTCAATGCATATGCATTTACGATGGCCGCTTCTACTTCTTCTAATCTCGCAATTGCTTTTGCAAAGTCGTTTTTATCTCCCCAGTCTATTGTGCTTGGAAGATGTATCATCATCATTGCAGTCGGTGACATTTGTATAGTGTCGCCAGCCATAGCAATGAACGAAGCGGAACTTGCAGCAAGTCCATCAATTTTTACATTTACTTTTCCTTTATGCTCTTTTAACATTGTGTATATTTGACTTCCTGCGATTACATCTCCACCTGGAGAGTTTATCCAAACAGTTATATCTTTGTCCTTATATTTACACAATTCATCTTTGAACAATTTTGGAGTAACTTCATCCCCCCACCAAGTTTCGGATGCTATTTCCCCTTCAAGTCTTAACTCTGGTGCATTGGTTTCTAGGTTGTTTGTCCAATTCCAAAACTTATTCTTTATCTTGCTCATCTTCTTTTCCACCTCCTTCATTGTTTTCTTGATTACTTTCTTGTTTTTCATCCTCTGTTTCGCTTTGTGACTTATTTTCTGTTCCTGCTTTTCCTAACTGGTATTCTTCCAACATCTCTAGCAATGTATAATTTAAGCTTATTAGATGTTTCTTTCCAAGTCCATCTTCTAGTTCTGGCAAATCTTCTTTATTTCTTATTTCATCTATATTGTAAGCTCCAATTCGTTCCATTATTTCGTAATATTCTGCTCTTGATTTGCTATCCCCTCGTAGTTCTGAATCTACATTGTATTTGCAATAGTATTTCTTTTGCTCTGTTGGTGTAAATAACTGATATTGTATTGCCTGTTCCCAGCTTACCAATAAAGGTTGCAAAGTATTTTTTACAAAGCTTATTGATTGATGTTCTATATTACTAAAAGTTGCGTGTTCTAGGTCGCCTATTAGATGTGGTGGCACATTGTATATTCTTGCTATATCTGTAGTATTTAGTTTTTGTGTTTCAATGAATTGTGCATCTGCTTGACTCATTGTTAAATCTTGATAGGTTATTCCTGAATCTAGTATTGCAATTCTATTTGCATTTGTCATTCCTGTGTTCATTTTTTCCCATTCTTCACGAACTATTTTCTTCGCTTCTGGTTTAAGTGTTACGCCTGGTACTGTTAATACTCCTTTAGCAGTAGTACCATTTTTATAGAATTTAGACACATATTTTTGAGACGCCATTTGACTACCAATAGTTTCTCTAGCTACTGATATTGGCGACATTCCCTTTAATCCTGTTATACCAATATTCTTTATATGTAACACATTTTCGAACTTTAACTTTACAGCTTGACCATCTGGAAGAACTGTCGTGTACCACACTTTTCCATGATTCTTTTCATCTGTAACTACTTCAGTTACTGCTGGATTTAGTATCCATAAGGCTTTTGGATATCCATCTCGACCAAATTGTATTTCGGCATAAGCATTTCCATATAATTGCCTATGCATCTCCATTGTTTGTTTAAATTCGTACGGAGTCATATATGGATTTGGTCTATTCTCTAATAAGTGAGCTACTGGATGTAAGTATTCTCTTTCTTTTTTGCCTGACTTTGTTGTATATGTATGTAATGGTAATTTTGCTACACTTTGACTCAATAATCTTATACATGCATAAACTGCAGCCATTTTCATTGCAGTTTCTTCGCTTACATATTCTCCTGATTCTGATTCTCCACCGTTAATCCAATTTATTAACCATTGTGAGGGATTAGTTACATTGCTTTCTTGCTCTGTTTCTGCTTTTGCTGTTTCTTCATTTTTATTTATTAAATTTTTAAACATATTTTTAATTCCGCAATTTTATCCCTCCTTCTAAAATGAGAATTCATCTCCTAATATCAATTTATTCAAATCTATTGTTGTATCTAACATTCTTGCCCTGCTATGACTATTTACCATTGCGGCAGCAGGATCAATTCTATTTTTGCTTTTTGCCTTATCTAGTGCTATATTTCCGTTTGGATCTTGTCGAGTGATACAATTAGATATCGCCCAAGTTAACACAGGATTTTGATTATGTACTATTCTTCTTTGGTATACTAATGCTAGAATATCTTTTGTTGGCTCTGATAATGTTGCATACCCTTGCCTTACTGCTACTAGTACAAATCCCTCGTTTTCCAAATCATTCGCAATTTGCGTACTATTCCACGGATCGAAACATATTTCTTTTATTTGAAATTTCATGGCTGCGTTTCTTATATAAGATTTTACGAACTCGTAATCTATTACATCTCCTGGTGTAGCTGTAATATAGCCTTGCTTTATCCATACAGAGTAAGGTACTCTATCAATTTTTTCTTTTTCTAGTATTCTGTTTTCTGGCATAAAAGAATGCGATAACATTACATATCTTCCATCTTCTAATCTGAATTCTAGGTTTACAGAAGTTAAGTCAGTTGTAGCCGACAAATCTATTCCACAATAACACTCTTTACCTAACAATTCTGATTCTGGTACAAAGTCATTGCATAAATGCCATTTGCTCATATTCATCCATGCGACATCGGAATTAACCCATTGATTTAGATACAACCTCCTAAATCCAGCCTCTAATGATGGTATTTCCTTTGCTCTTGTAGCAGTTTGTCTAAATTCTTCCAAACTACGAAACACACCCAAAGCAGGATTAGCAATAAACCATGTTTTTTCATCCCATATATCTGCATCTGCTGGTGCTTCATAAATTACAGGATAAAATGTTTTGTCGTATTCTTCTCCTCTTTCTTTTTTTCCCATTTGCATTTTTGAATATTGATATAATTCATAACATATTCCATTAGTATCAGCTCCTGCTGTTGTTATACTTATGAATAGTGGTTGTCTACGAGCACCCATAGATGTTTTTAATACATCATATAGTTCTCTATTTGGTGCTTCATGGATTTCATCATAAATTACTACATGTGCATTAAATCCATGAGCAGTTCCTGCTTCTGCAGATATGGCTCTGTAAAATGAATTTGTGTCATATCGTACGATCCTCTTTTGCGATTCTATTATTTTGCATCGGCTTGATAATGCACGATTCATTCTAATCATTGCACAACATGCCTGATACACTTTGGTTGCTTGCTCTCTAGATGTGGCCGCCGAATATATTTCGGCTCCATATTCATCATCCATAAACAAGCAATACAATACAAGTGCTGCAATTAGCTCGGTTTTTCCATTTTTTCTAGGCAAAAAAATAAAGGCTTCACGAAATTGTCTGAATCCTTCATCATTTACAGTTCCAAATAAATCTCTTACGATTTTTTCTTGAAATTTCATCAAGTTAAATGGATGTTTCGCATATTCTCCCTGTGTATTTCTCAACAGTTTTACAAATGATACCGCTCTATTTGCTTTTTCTTCATCATACATATTTATGGCATCGACTTCCTAAATAATGTTTCCATTTCATCTTCATCATTTTCTCCAGGTAGTTGCATTCTTCCACGACTACTTGGAGTCAATCCAAATTCCGCCATAAAATCCTTACATAATTTTAAATACTTTTGGGCAATGGCGATTTGTGGTAACTGTTGTATATATTTACTTTTTTGACTAGGTTGAAATATGGTACTTCCTAGCTCATCCATTTGCTTTTCTGCTTCTATATATCTACTCCAACATTTGCAGTAGGCTTCTAAAGCCTTTGTATCTGCTTCTGTTAATAACTTGCAATTTGCAAGCATTGGAGCAACTCTATTCCATTCTTCTTTTGCTATATCATCTAACCACTCTGGTGCTGGTGGAAATTCCCCCAATGCATATTCTTTCATTTTGACTTCATTACTAATTCTTTCTTCTAACTTTAATTTAGAGGGATTTCCATTCAATATGTGCATTTGAGTTGGTTTTGGCTTTCTTCCTGCAGTTGCCATGTTACCCCCTCCTATTTATTAAATATTTCTTCGTATGTATATTGTGCATCATTTCTAATTATCACAATATCCTCTGTTGATTGTTTCTCTTGAACATATCTTTTGATTATTGCATCGCAATATAATGGATCTAATTCCACAAGATATGCTATTCTGTCTAATTTTTCTGCTGTTATTAGTGTGCTTCCGCTTCCACCGAATAAATCCAATACAATGTCGCCCTTCTTTGAACTATTCTGCATTAGTATTCCTAATAATCCTAATGGTTTCATTGTAGGATGTAGTTTGTTTTTCTTTGGTCTGTCGTATTCTATTACACTAGTTGGTACATTTTTTTGATATTCTTCAATTAGTTCTATCAATTCTTTTTTACTCATTTTCTTAATATCATCTATATCTGTTTCAAAAATTGTAGATTGACTTCTACCTCCAAACCATGTGTGTGCATCGCCTTCTTTCCAGCCATACAAAACAGGCTCATGTTTCCATTGGTAATCTTGGCGACCTAGCACAAATTGATTTTTCAGCCATATCAAACATTCTGCCATTTTAAAACCTGCATCTATAAATGCTTTTCTAAATAAGTAACCACCAACATCTGAATGGAACACATATATTGGAGCTCCTTCTCTAGAAAAATCATACATACATTTGTGAGCATAGAATAGGAATTTCTCAAACTCATCTTCATTCATATTGTCATTCATAATTTTCATTCCTGTACTATTAGATTGATAATTTACATTATAAGGTGGATCCGTTATTATAAGGTCCGCTAGTTTTTTATCCATCAATTTTTCTACATCTGCACCATTAGTGCTATCTCCGACATATTAGTCTGTGTTTTCCTAGTTGAATAATATCTCCGAACATGATGTGAGATTTTTCTTCTTTTAACACTTCATCGATGTCAAAATTGTCTTCCACAACTTCTTCTTGTACACCTAACATACCTAATTCTGCTAGGTCGAATCCTGTTATTTCAGCCATTCCAATGCCTTGTAATTCGCTTAACAATTCCTTTAGCTTGGTTTTATCCCAGTCACCTGATATTTTATTCAATGCGATATTTAAAGCCTTTTCTTTGTCCTTATCTACATCTACAACTATACATTGTATTTCGGTATATCCGAATATGTTTTAATACTTTATATCTTTGGTGTCCACCAATAATTGTTCCATCTTTGTTTATAATTACTGGATCTACATATCCAAATTCTTCAATACTTTTTCTTATTTTTTCGAATTCTTTATCGCCTGGTTGCAAATCTAATCTTGGATTATATTCTGCTGGCTTTAATTCGTTAATGTTTATGCTTTTAAATTCCATATTTAGTCATCCACCTTTTCCCATTTTCCATATTCACTTCCGATATGTCCATAAGCAGCCAACTTTTCATATATTGGATTTTCTCTTAACTCTAAAAAATCAATAATTCCTTTTGGTGTTAAGTCATAATCATTTCTAATTTCATTTTCTAGTTGCTCATCATCTATTATTCCAGTTCCAAATGTATTCACATTTATTGATACTGGTTTCTCAATTCCTATAGCATAAGCAATTTGAATTTGACATCTATCTGCTTTTCCAGTTGCTACTATTTTTTTAGCAATATATCTCGCCATATAAGCCGCTGACCTATCTACTTTTGTTGGATCCTTTCCACTAAATGCACCACCACCATGTGGACAATACCCTCCATAAGTATCTACAATGATTTTTCTTCCTGTTAATCCACTATCTCCTGCTGGTCCACCTATAACAAAATTTCCAGATGGATTTACTATAATTTCTGTATCTTGTAGTAATTCCTCTGGAATTGTTTCTTTAATTACATTTTCAATTATATCTTTTTTTATTTTATCCTGTGATACTCCTTCTTTGTGTTGTGTTGATATTAGAATTGTACTTATTCTCACTAATTCGTTTCCAGAGTATTCGCAAGTTACTTGCGATTTACCATCTGGTTTTAAATATGATAAAATATTATTTTCTCTGACTTTTGCCAGTTTTTCGGCTAATTTCCTTGCATAGTATATCGCTGCTGGCATCAATTCTTCAGTTTCATTCGTTGCATATCCGAACACTATTCCCTGGTCCCCAGCTCCAAGATTTTCTTCTGTAGTTGCCGCTGCTATGTCAGATGATTGTTCGTGAATTCTCACATCTATTTTGCAATTCTTATAATCAAATCCTATATTAGTATCAGTATATCCGATATCTCGAATTACCCTTCTTGCTATTGTTTCATAATCTACTTTTGCTTTTGTAGTTACTTCTCCCATTATTAAAACATACTGTTCTGTTACTGCAGTTTCTACTGCTACTCTCGAATATTTATCTTGTTTTAAACATTCATCTAAAATTGCATCACTAATTTGGTCTGCAACTTTATCTGGATGTCCTTTAGTTACTGACTCACTTGTTATATATTTCATGATATCTCTCCTTTTTTATAAAATTACTTGTAATAACCTCCAAATTAAGTTATAACAAACCACTAGGAGGTATAAAACATATGTTTAATAAACAATTTTTAAAAGATTTCTATAATGGAAATTACTGTCCATCTGATAGTGCTGGCAGTACTTCTTTTGAAGCAAGAAATCTATCACATAAAATTGATACACTCGAAAAACAAATTTACAATAGGTTGGATAAAAAATCTCGAAAACTCTTTACCCAATTGATTGAATATAAAAATGAGGAACTTAATGAATTTGCTTTTAGAGCTTATTTTGATGGTATCAATTTTGCTACTACTATTTTAATGAACTCTATGGATGATGGGGAAATTTAAAAATTGGCGGCCAAAAATAAAAGGCCCCCCCTTACCTATTTCCCGAAATTATTTACAGAGCTCCCCTCGCCGTTCCCCCTATTGACTTCTTTAGAGATTTGAGCGGGGGGATGTAATGGCATTGATTCTCATTATTTGCTTCTTAATATCTGTTTTGATATTACATTGTTTTAATATCATTTGAATTTTATTATCATTTAGTTTTCTATGTCTTTCTTGATGACATGATTCACATAGACATATCATGTTATCTATTATCAATCGTAGTTGCCACATTACTTTGATTGGTATGATATGATGTACTGTCTGTGCTGGTACTACATATCCTAGTTTCATACAGTCTTGGCACAGATAGTTATCTCTGGCTAGTGCTGCTTTTCTTGCTTGCTTCCATCCTGTTGTCTTGTAGAATGCTTGCTCTTTATCATCTGTCCTTGTAGCATTGTATTTCTTACTGTACATCTTCCTTTGTTCTGCTTCTATATATTCGTGTTCCTGACAGTACCTATTCCTGGTTAAGTTGTTGCATCCTAGCTTGTTACATTTGTGCATTTTCTTTAATGGCATTTTCCTTACACCCCTTTTCTTATGTTTTATAAGGAGTAGGCTAGAAAGGGATTTCCTAACTAGCCAAATATGAGTGTTACAAAAGGGCATTACTTTTGTATGTTTTGCTTAAAATAAAATTGGAGAAATACTGATTTCTCAATACTTCCCCAATTCTAACAAAAGCATAAACAGAAAAAGAACAGAAATATTCCTGCTCCTTCACGATATTATTTTAACACTTTTTTTAGTTCAATTACTGCCATATTTCTGACATTTTTATTTTTTTCCGACTTTTCCGACTTTTTTTATTTTTTCGACAAGTTTCTACAAATTGTTTTATCATTTTATGGTATAATTTGTAAAAAGGAGTTGATTTTTATGGATTCAAAATATTGCTTTTTAATTTTAAGAAATAAAGCCAAACTTGAAAAACTAATTCAAGAAAATGCACCCTACGAGAAAATTCTACGCCAAAGCCAACTTTTAGATAAGTACATTATGAAACAAATAAATGCAATGAACAAAATTGAGAGCAAGTTAAGCTCTTAATTTTGTGTTCTTTTATTTTGAATATATTACATTTTCTATTTCTTTTTTATTTATAACAGTATGTCTTTTACTATCTCCTACAATTTCTATTAGACAATTATCTCCACTAACATTTAGTATTGTACCTTTTTCTTTATTCTTTAATTCTACTACATCGAATACTTTTATATTTTTCATATTATTTTTTCCTCCATACGCATTATATCATACATTTTTTAAAAATGGAACTAAAACTCTGAAACGCTTGATAAATAAGCATTTTTAAGTTAAAATAACAAAAATGCCGAAAGGAGTGATTGGTATGCTAACACTTAAACAATACAAAGATATCGAAAAAAACGGAATTACTTTTGAATTATCAAAGAACGGAAAATATGCCAATGTTTATAAGAAAGGTAAATTTGTAAGTTCTATGTTTGCTACTAAAAATACTGTTTTCTTCTGTGGTAAAGAATTTGTAGAAACAACATCTAAAGATATTATAGAATTTTTACAGGCAGTTAATGAATTAAAATAATGGAGGTGTTTGTTATGAATGAAAAAAATATTGCTGATATGATATATAATTCTTTGGAATTAACATCTATGGATGAATGTGAAAATATTATAAGTCGTATTGCTACATTTGAAGAAGCTGGTCTTTTAACTAATGATGATGGAATTATATTATATTTAAAAGATGGTAGCGAGTTTCAAATAACAGTAATTCGCCGTAGATAATATGGAGGTCTTATGAAAGAATTAAAACAAATCGGATATGTACATTTTTATGTACCAGATGGAGCTGATGACATATTTTCTATAATTTCTAAAACTTGTAATGGTATAGAACAATATGTTTCTGCTATACGATGTGAAAGAAATTACGGAGAAATCGAATTCAAATATTCCCCTTATGTTTCTCATTATAGTGTTAAGTGTGGTTTCAATAATCATCATTTATTGCTGATGGATACTTATCATCCATCAAATCATGTTAAGTTTTGTGGTATTGGTATCCTAGATTCTCAAAAATATAATTTTGCACTTCATGAAGAACAGATGATTTCTCCACTATACAACAAAATACATTCTCATATAACTGCAGCTTTTACACACATTAATAGTAAAAAATAATGGAGTTACCTGTTTCTCCATTATTTTATTTTTTATATCATTCCCATTTCTCTTGCAACATATTCTATTATTTTTCCTTTTAGTCTATAATAAGTTCTTTCTCCTATGGGCATATCATTACATATTTTTATCATACTGTCTTCTTTTATATAATTTAATTTAAAGAATTTGTTATGTACTTGATCTAGTTTTTTTAATGCTTTATCTATACACGCTTTATTGAATTCCATCCTACTTATTGCAAGTGGTGTTGATAGTTCAATTACTTTATCTAGTGTAGGATCTGATTTATTATTTCCTTTGGGCTGTCCATCTGCTGGTGGAGGACTGGAGTCAATAATGCCTTTTCTTATTTCCTCTATTTTCTTTTCATATGTTTTATAGTTACTCAATTCAAAATCGATATAATTATATATTTTTTTATTTATTTTCATTATTAACTCCTCCACTCATTAAATTATTTGCAATTAGCATTTGTTCTACATCTTCAATGCTATATGCTACTCCTGTTATTGCCCCTGCCTCTGACATTTTTTTTAATGTTACCTCCTGCAGTTTAGTAGGTTGATTACCTGGGATTTTTACCTCAATACATACTATTTTTCCGTTATAGACACACATTATATCTGGCAAGCCTATTACTGAATATTGATTACCATGATTTTTCCAAACTACAGAATTTGGGAGATTAGTTTTTAAATATTTCTGAATCTTTCTCTGTAGTGCGTTTTCCAGCATTCATCATCTTCCTTTACAAACTTGTTTTCTAGTTCTTGTATAGTGTAATCTGCTCTGAATTTTCTATATGTATTTTTATCCATTCTTTTTAGTTCCTCCCATAGTTTAGGATATTCTTTTCTTAATATTCTTAATTCATTTAGAGACTGTAGTGGACAACACCAACAACTTAATCTATTAAATTTATTATATAAACCTCCCCAGTCAAATCCCTTTGAATAACAATATTCCAAGCATTCCTTTTCTGTCATATTAAAATCGATTAATGGATATCTTTTGTCTTTTTTTCTTGCAATTTCATCTGCTGCAATTCCTATGTATTGAAATACCTCCTCATCCTTATATTTTTTTAAATACTTATCAATTACATCAGTTTTTAATTTTGAGGTACACCATCGCATTTTTGGTCCAGGCCAACTATATCCTTTTTGCCCTTTATTTTTTCCTTTTGTTTTAATATGTTCAAACATTAAATAATCAAATGTTTTTGCTGATTTTAATTTTGTTATTGGTCTTTTTATATACTGTTCTACTTTTTTTATGTGTTCATACATTTCTGGAAATTCCTTACCAGTATCACAATATATGATTTCATCTATCGGCATTCCATTTTCTATCATTTTTAGCAACATTGCTGTACTATCTTTTCCACCACTAAAACTAACTATATGTTTCATTTTTTATCATCCTTTTATTGATATATTTACCCTTTTGCTTTCTCAATTATCTCCTTCCAAATTTCTACATATTTGTTAATTTCTTTTTCGAGTTCGGTTATGCTTCTTTTCTCATTGTAAACTCTTTCTATTTCGCACAACTGCATTCCATATTTTTTATCTAACTCTGGATTTATATTTAAGTATTCTATTTCGTGTTGTTCCAAATTTCCTGGTCCAAATAATGTCATATATTCAATCAGCTCATTAGCTTTTTTTGGAATAAATGGTGCTAATGTTTTTTTCTCTAGTTCTATAATTCTATTCACAATTTTTTCATATTGTGGTTTCCATCTTTTTAATTGTGCTTCTGGTAATTGTTCCGCTTTTTCCTTGCGTTTCAATAGTTCTAGCAATTCTTCATCTATTTTTGTTACACCTCCTTATGTGTGACAGGTGTAACAATGTGTGACGGTTTTTTTATTGATATTTCAGTCTTTTTTTTATTTTGTAACACATCACACATTTTTTTTTAATATACTATATAGAATAAAAATAAATTATAATTTTGTTTCGTATTATTCATTTTTTATTTTTTTGCTTATATGTATAAATTACATTTTATGTGTGATTAGTGTTACATTTTATGTATTACTTACAGCCACTTACTTTTTGCTGTCACACAAATGTTACACAAAGCGTTACACATCACACCTTTTTTTAATCAAATGGGCATTCCCTCATATCAGTTTTAAAAGCAATGAATCTTTGTGTTTGTCCATCCCATCTGCGTGTTACAAGATTTCTTCCTTGATTATCTTTATCTATATAATCTCTATCTGCTAATCCTTTTAATATTTTTCTATAACTCATCTTTTGTTTTTCCAATATTCCTTGTAGTATATGTGGTAATATATAATATTTCCCTCTGTCTATTATTCCGTATCTTTCATATGTATAGGAACTATATGTAAGTCCTGCAACATCAACTTTATCAAATGCATTTTTATTACTTATTACCCAACTGTGTATGTAATCGTATGCTTTTTCTACAATGTCACTTTCTGTTACTGTAGTTAGACTATTTAGTAAATCCAGACCCATTTCATAACTTCTTTCTTCTGAATCTTTTTCATTAAATAAAAATTCACTTTGTAGCATATCTGCTAATATAATTACTGCAATGGATGTAATATGTGTGCTAATCTTATTTTCTGTGTCATTTTTTAATCTGGCTACAATGTCTTTGTATTTTTCTTTTAATTCATTTCGTTTTGGATATTTGCGAATCAATTCTTCTACAAATCTTTTTCCTGCTGTTCCATAATATGATTCACTTATTTCGTGCATCTTGGCCGCTTCTTCTGTTGAGTAAAATGGTCTTCCTGTAATTTCAAGTGCTCTAGTTATTATTCCAGTTTGAGATGTCATTGTGCTAATAGGCTCTTCTCCTGTGGTTAATATAAAACTTCTCCAATTCTGAATTGCCTGTGTTCCACCTGATTTATTACCTCTTAATTTTCCACTTCCAGTTCCAAGCATATATACCATATTTTCAATAAATGTTTGGTTATCTCCTGCTACTTGCTTTTCATCTATTCCGAGTGGTAAGTCATTGAATAATGTTGCTCTTCTTTCTAGACCTACTTTTGTTGCATTAAATGACACCATCAATGCTTCTGGATTTCCCCATGCTGATAGAGCCGCTTTCATTAAAGCAGTTTTTCCAACTCTGGAATCCCCCCACAAGTGAAAGAATACTGTCCTATGACTTAAGTCTTTTAACAATGTTGCCCCAAATGATGCACCCATCATTCCTCTAAAAATGTTATTGTATCTATATGGTTTTATATGTTCAACCCATTCTTCTAGTGTTCCGTTTTCCTCATACGCATCTATCCACTTCTGTCCATTTCTGTCCACATCTAATATGATATCTCCTGGAACAGATGGCAAGAATTTATTTCCATGCCAGCCTAATTGCGTTACTGTCTTTTTTATTGAGAATATATCTTTGTTTTCTGCGAATAATGAATCTAGATATGTTACCATCTTTTTAGCATTTTCGCTTGTTATTGCTATTCCTATATCTGTGAGAATCGGTATATTCCTTGATTGGAATATTGTGCTTCTAGGATATATTGCAAAATGCCATTTTTTATCTATGTAATAAGTTATTTCTATTTTCTCCTCATTACTTTCTAGACTCTTAACTCTACTATTTATCAATATTGGTGTTGAACAAACCAAAACATTTCCACCCATTTTATCGCTATGTGCATATACTCCTGTTTCATTTACTACCCAGCCTACTGGTATTTTTAATTGTATCGGAGCTCCTGGTATTGTGATTTCTGGTTTATTTACTATTTGTTCTATTTCGAGTTTTATTTTGCTATTTATAATATTTTCCCATATTTCTTTGAATTCATTATGCCTTTTCAAATGTAATTCAGATGGATCCTTTACACCTGCAGATGCACATTCTATCTCATATACTTCGCCTTTATATTCTGCTGTTAATAAACCCTTGCATACTGTCTTTACAAAGGTATTTCCACCCTCATCGTTTTCATGATGTATGTATATTTCTTTTACTGCTTTTAAATCTTCTACCCATGTTGAATTGAAAGTGCTTGCACCTGGTACACCTAGAACTGGAATTCCATAATAAGAAAGTGTATGAGTATCACTTTCTCCTTCAACTAACACTACATATCCCTGTTGAATTATTTTTTCTATATTTTGTATTCCATAGAGTCCAAGTTTTGAATTTTGATTCCACTTAAAATCCTTATTTGCACCTCTTTTTCTAGTTCCTATTAGTTTTCTTTCTTTGTTGAAATAAGGTATTCCTATATAATGTTTTAAGTTTTTCAAACCCCATTCTTCTTTTAACCAGTCCTCTGGCAATTTCTTTTCTTGCGAGTATGTACTGATTGTATAATCTGCTATAGGTACTACATTATCTATACCTATTTCTTTGTATATTTCTTTGGCAGCATCTTTTGTTCCTATATTTTTTATTTGAGATATAAATTTTATATAATTTCCTTCTTCATTGCAGGCAAAACATTTATATTGTCCTGTTTTTAAATCCACAGAGAAACTTGGTTTCTTTTCATTTCCATTTTTATGAAAAGGGCAATTGGCTTGTAGTGAATTACCCTTTTCTTTTATATTTTTCAAGTATTTGCTATACTCTGTTTTATAATCTAATCTTGCATCAATATCTATCTCTGACACGCCAATTACCTCCCTTTATTTTGTTAGAAAGGTAGATCTTTATCCTCCGCATCTTCTGTATTATCTGCTTCACTATATTCTTCAATATTTGCCATTCTAGTTGTCTTTTTCATGCTAGCTGCGTATTCTCTTACCTTTTCTCTGATTTCTGGTGCTAATACTTCTTCCATTGCAAATGTTGCCTGTGCATAAGTAATTCCACCTTTACTTTCTGCTTTTTTTAATGCTATTTTTGTTATTACATCACATGGTCGTAAGCCTTTTGCCACTATTCTTCTTAAGTATTTTCCAAATGGCATAATACTTGTTGCAGGTAATGTCAATAACATTGGAAAGGCATCTCCGCTTCTCAATATGTATAATCTTCTCATATTTTTGCAGGCTTTTCCTATTCCATCAATTCCAGATCCATATTTATTATTAGGACATGAATCACAGCTTACTATTTCTCCATCTTTGTTAATTCCAATATGTCCATCATTCGAAAAGCAATCTGGTACTGTTTCTGTTCCATCGTAGGCATCTTTGTAGTATGAATTTACTGCATATTGGTCTACTATTATTACTTTTAATTCTTTTTGGATATCAGGATTTTCTGGATCATCTCCTGGTACTTCAAATGCTGTTGTTCCTCCTGCAGGTATTTTGATTTTGTCAAAAGATAATTCGAAACCATCTAATTCTTCAATAGGTATTTTTTTATCTCCTATTGCCATTATAAAGTTGGTTTCCTGATTGTTGATTGTGGTTAGTTCTTTGCTCATAATTATTATTTACCTCCATTCGTTTTAATTCTTTTTTTAATCTTAATATTTCCGCTTCTTTATGTTTATCCATACTGCTCAAACATCTTAACGCTAATAATGTCATACAAATTATAAATACCATTTCTATCATGATTATGACCTCCTAGTTCCTATTGTTGTTTTTACATATAATGAAACAAGACCTTGTAAGAATTCTGGTAGTTGGCATTCCTCTTCCCAGCCTTGCTCTCTTATGGTACTGCTTAATGTATTCGTATTAACTTCCTCTTTTACTAAACCATCCCAGCCATTCTTTTTTAATACTTCTATTAGTCTAGGTTTATTTTCTCCTTTTACATTTGCATATACCTTATTATTCATTAAATATCTTATTCCATTATTTCCTTTAAAATCGTTTAGCTTGCATTCTACCATCAAATCCATTAGTTTCATTTCTTGCATTGCCAGCTCTTTGTTTATCGCTTTTACTTCTGCTTCTTTTCTAGCTTTTTCTTCTTTTAATTCAGTAAATCTGTCAGCAGCATCAAATAATTCAGTTTTTTCCATCTTGCTCACCATCTGCGATTTTTGTAAAAATATTTCCTAATTCTGTTGCAGCCTTTCCAAACAATTTCATCAACTCTCCGAATGCTTCTGTTGGATCATTATCTTCTTCAGATGTTTCTTCATTTTCATCTTCAACTATTTCTTCATCATCGTCTATTACTTTTGCTTCTTCTTCATTTTGATTTCTTACTTGCTTTTTACCATTGATAACGACAGTTGTACAATTTGCATCTCCAACTTTTCCTTTTATATCTGTTATCTTAATTTTTTCTGGCTCCATTTCACTTAAATTGAAAACAAAAGCCTCCTTTTCTTCTATGTCAACAATTATGCATTTATCCCCTTTTTTTGTTTTTATAATATTTCCTATTTGATATTTTTTCATTTTTTATAATCCTCCTATTAAAAATATTTTCTCCAATTATCCACTACTGTTTTTGCTATATCTTCCTTCTTATCTAATGCTGATATTATTTTTTCATCTATAGTGTCTTTAGCAATTAAGTGTATATGGGTAACATTATTCTTTTGTCCTATTCTGTGTAATCTGGCTAGTGCTTGACTATAATTTGCATAATTAAAATCTAGACTATAAAAGACAGATGTATCTGCTGCTGTTAATGTTATTCCTAATCCTGCTGTTTGAATTTGTGCTACAAATACTTTTACATCATCATTTTCTTGGAATTCTTTTACCATTTGACCACGATCCTCCATCTTTACTTCTCCTGCTATCCAAGAATACTTTATTTGTTTATTCTCTAGTAATTTCTTTATTGCATCTATTTCTTTTATAAATCTCGCAAATATAACAAGTTTCTTATTACCACTTATTACAACATCATCAATTATTTCTTCTAATGCTTTTAGTTTGGCTTCGCTAATGAATTCACATTCTCCATCATCATTATTTACGAATCCACCTGTTATCTGACTCATTCTCAATAGCCTTGTTAATACATTTGTTGTAGTAATTTCTCCTGATTCTAATTCCATATAGTTCTGTTTCTTTATACCATCATATATTTTCCTAGCTTTTGGCTCTAATTCGCAATATCTCATTGTGCATATTTCTTCTGGTAAGTCTAGTGCTTCTTGCTTTGTAACTCTGTATGCAATACTATGTGCTTTTTTTATTAGTTCATCTTGATTGATATATCCAATTATTTGATATCCTTGATATCCGCCCATTCTTGCATATCGTGTTCTAAAAGCATAATAACTTGTACCAAATATTGTCTTATCTAGAAATCTATATTGTGAATAAACATCTAAAGGGCTATTTTGTACAGGTGTTCCTGATAGAATCATTTTATATTTAGTTATATCTCCTAGTTTATGCATTCCCTTGCTTTGTGCTGCAGATGGAGTTTTTATTCTTTGTGATTCATCTGCAATTATCATATCTGGTTGCCATTTTTTTAATTCTTCTAACATTCTCCATGATGCTTCATAATTTATTATTGCTACTTTTAACCCTATTCCTGTTACCAATTGGTTGAGTTTTTCTTTTCTTTTTAACATTGTTCCTTCTAATACGGTTGCTGTAAAATCAAAATTTGCAAATTGTTCTAGTTCCTTTTTCCATACGCTCATTACAGAACTTGGGCATACCACTAGTAGTTTTTTTACTTTTCCGTTTAGATATCCTCTACCAGCAACAGCAATTGAAGTCAATGTTTTTCCAGTTCCCATTTCCATGAGAAGTGCTGCACCTGGCATTTGTCATTCCTCCTATTTGTAAATTGATTTTAGGATGGCATCTCTCATTCCGCTTTCTGACACTAATTCTGTCAATGCATCTATTACCTTTGTTGAATCATCTGTTTTTCCGATACTTTTTCTAATTGCTCTATGCATATTTAGATTTAGTAACTGTATCAATTGCATATCTACTAGTAATGTAGTTCCATCCTCAAAAATTGCTTTTATACAGTAATATTCACATCCTGCTTTGTTTACATGTTTTATAGTTTTAAAATCTATATGCCCTCTTAATTTTGTAAGGTCTATTTCCTTACTTGATTGTTTTGTATTATTAAATAAACTCATATTCTTTCATTCTCCTTTAAATAAATTCATTAACTTGCAGGCAATATTGAACGCCTTTATTTGATGTTGATATGGATTTGCTTTTATTGGCATTTCCTCTATTGGCTCTGTTTTATCTATGAGTTTTTCTGCAGTTACTTGATCCATAACTACCTTTTTCTTTTTGTATTCTGTCATTACTTCTTCAGATATATCACATCGTATTGATTGTAATTTTTCGATATTTCCAGTTGAAAATTCTACTTGCCATATTTTTCTATCTTTTAACCATTTAGCTCCAGTTAACTCACTTTTTATAAATTCTTTATAAGTGTAACTATCTTGGAGACCTATTGCTTCTTGGTTAATCATTATCGCTTTCATATGGTCCTGCTTTTAGGATTTCTGCATTATCTTTAACAAGTTCTAAAAGTTCTGCATCGCTTATCCTTCTTAAATTTTTTAATATACTAGTTATTTTTTTATCATTTTCAACTATTGCTCTTTGTAGAGCTTCCATTACTATTAACACCATTACAAGTGTATGTTTTGGTATATCTAAATGTGATGTAGCCTCTATATGACCATCTTTAATTTCGATTTTTATAGTTCCGTTTCCAATATCTTTAGCTTTACCTCTTTTTTTATTAGTTTGATTTTTTTCAAAATCTTCCTTAATACTCATATTTTTCTCCTTTACTTTTATTTATTTTATGGTATAATGTTGTTATGAATATATATTCATGGGTACAAAGCCAAACATTTAGTTCCTGCTAAAGACAAATTGTTTTCGCTTTGTACTTTTTCTTTTGTTTCTATTTTTATCAATCCCAAGTATTCATAAAAGAGCTGTGGTGATATATGATATGTCCAATGTGTACTTAATTTAACTGCTGTTCCGAAATGGGAGTCTTTGGTTTCTTAATCCGATTCTTATAAATTGTTCAGATTTTCCCATCATTTGTGCTGCTTTTTTTATCGTTATATTTTTCTCTTTTGATTCTGTTTCTGGATTATCTACATTCATTTTCTCCTCCTTTCATTGTCATTATTTGAAAGTGTTTTGATTTGTATTTTCATTTTATGACATTGGTTGAATAAAAAAAATAAGCCTCTTAATAGTTTTTATCCAGACTTCGCAATTTTCAGTTCTGGAAATACTTCTTCAATATCTCTTTGTAAAAAGTTCGCTATTTTCTTCATCTTCTTAATTGGTATATTGGCTTCTGTATTTTCCATATATGAAACTGCTTGCTGTGTTACTCTTAAGTGCTTCGCTAATTGTTTTTGGCTTATGTTTTCTGTCATTCGTATTCTTTTAATATTGTTTCTCAATTCTCCCACCTTCCTTTTTTTATTTGTACACAACCCTTTTGTTCTTTTGTACAAAATTATTATAATGTCATTATTTGAAAATGTCAATACTTTTATTTTCATTTTTTGACATTTTACTCTTGACTTGTACAAAAATATTTTGTATAATTACAGTGAAGGAGTTGATTTGTAATGAATAGGTTGAATGAATTACGAGCCGAAAAAAATTTAAAACAAGAAGACCTTGCGAAGATTTTATCTGTCGATGTAGGAATCATAAGCAGATATGAAAGAGGATCTACTATATTGGTAAATATGGATTTAGAAAACAGTATTTGCGATTATTTTGGATGCAGTTTAGATTATCTTCGTGGTCGTTCTAATATAAAAAATGAGGCGAAGTATTCAGAAACCTTGCAGAAAGTTTCTACTATGATTATGAATTTTTATGCAAGCGGAAAAGAAAATAAGCAAGACCTTTCAGATGAAGACCTTGCTCAATTTGAAAATTTTATAATTCGCTTTAAGGAATTATTTCAACAGTTGTCTAATTCTCGGAATCATTTCCAAAGATGATTTGAATAACGATTGCAACAATTAGCGGATCGATATCATTATCTTTGAGGAATTCCCATAAATTACTAAAATTCGACATCATGGTAACCCTTTCTTTCATTATACCAAATTATGTAAATTTTTTCAACTTACTATTGGTGTAATGAACTACCTGGTGCTTTGGCCTCTAGAATGGAGGAATGTTAATGCGAAATCCTAATGGATATGGCTGCGTATATAAAGCAACTGGTAACAGAAGAAAACCTTATATTGCAAGAATCACTATTGGCTGGGATGAAGAAACAGGAAAACAACTCTTTAAGAATATTGGTAGTTTCGCTACATCTCCTGAAGCCAACAAGGCTTTAGCCGAATATAATGCAGACCCTTATGATATAGATGCTGCAAAAGTAACCTTTTCTGAATTATATGAACAATGGTCTATTGAAAAATTTCCGAAGTTAAGTAATTCAATGGTGTTAAGTTATAAGAACGCATATCGAGCTTGCAAGCCGATTCACGATATGCAATTTGTTTGGATTAGAAAACATCATATTCAAATGGTTATAAACGATAGTGATAAAACTTATAGTGGTAGAGAACGAATGAAAATGTTGATTAGTCAGATGTCACAATTTGCAATGGAAAATGACATCGTTAAAAAAGATTATTCTCCTTTTGTTGATTTGGGAGATAAACCTGATAAGCAACTTATTAGGAAACCTTTTACAGAAGAACAAATCCAAAAATTATATCAGTCACTTCATATTTATCGCTATACTGATATGATTCTTATGATGATATTCTCTGGGGTAAGACCTAGTGAATTACTGTTGGTAGAAACCGACAAAGTACATTTAGATGAAAATTATTTTATATGTGGAATTAAAAATTCTAGTAGTAAAAATCGTAAAGTTCCAATTAGTGCATTTGTAAGACCTTTCTTTGAAAAATATTATAATGAGGCTGTAGCTTCTGGATCTAAATGGTTGATTCAAAATACAGAGGGACAACAAATGAAATATAGTAATTTCAATCGTGATAAGTTTCACAAGATTATGGAGCAACTAGAAATGGAACATACTCCACATGATGGCAGACATTCTTTTGCTAGCTTTATGGATAGAATTGAAGCTAATAAATTATGTACTCAATTGATTATGGGCCACTCGCCTAGAGTTCTTATTGATAGCGTATATGTTCATAAAACTGTTAGAGAATTACAAGCCGAAATTGACAAATTAGAAAGTTTATTTAATTTAGATGAGATGTTATCTCTTATAAATCCTGCTTACTGGAGAAATGAATATCAATATTTAACCTTTGCTCCACCTCCAGAAATTGCACATATAAAAGTAGGGTAACTTCTCCTAAATACTCAAATCGTGCTGTCGCTAATAGTCGCATAATAGACAAAAAAGCCTGCAACCCTTGATTTTAGGCGACAGGCACGAGTTTTGTTATAATTAATGCTATTAG